AATTGTGTCATTCACCATTCCATCCGTTAGTGACTTCAAATCGCAATTCCAGCGTGACTTCCCCTATGCAGTACCTGCGTATGGGGCATCGGGAACTGCTGTCATTAGCGGAGGAGTTGTAACCTCAATTTCTCTCGGAGCTGGAGGGGTTGGATACGCCTCCATCCCTTCTGTCTCGGTGGGGGCGGCTCCGGGAGATCAGGGTTCAGGCGCAACTGCAACTGCAAGTATTTCTGGTGGATCTGTAACAGGATTCACAGTAGTTACTGGCGGTTCAAATTATGGATTACCTCCAATCATTACCATTTCAGGTGGTGCTGGAGATAATACAGATTTAACAAAAGTCACAGATTACGACATCAATGGAGCCATATTTGATGCTCAGTTTAATGTAAATCAGGCTCTTTTTACAAACCAAGCAGAGTTTAGTAGAGCGTTCCTTTATTTAGCTGCACACCAATTAGTGGAAAAGCTACTTGCAGCCCAAGAGGGTATGGGTAGCCAATACAGTTGGCTAACTACAGCTAAAGGCATAGATTCTGTAACTGAAAGTTTTCAGATTCCAGATAAGGTTGCAAAAGACCCTATGCTTTCCCATTTCAGTAAAACACGGTATGGGGCAATGTATATACAAATCATAAGCCCACAACTAATCGCAAACGTGCTTGCAGCACCGCGAGTTTCATTGCCGAACTAATGGATACCGAAATCAAACTTGATATCAAAAACCTGAAAACGCTTTTACAAAACATTGAAAAAAATGTTTCTGTTAAAGTTGGGGTTTTATCTGCAAAAGATTCAAGAAGTGATGGAGAATCAAATTCAAAGTTGGCACACCTACATGAATTTGGTGGCACAACAGAAGGTTATAATTCAAAGGGCGAAGAAACCACATATGAGGTTCCTGCTCGTTCTATAGTAACTGTTGCATTACCACTTGAATTACCTAAAAAAGCTCAAAGTTATACACCTACTAAAGAAAGTTTAGACCCATTAGGTGATATGAGTGAATTTTTAGGTATGCAATCTGTAGAAATAATTCATAACAATTTTGCCGTATCTGGTATTGGAAGGAAATGGAATCCTATTTCTTATATGACTTCTATGATGCGTATCAACAAAGGTAATTATAGCAATAAACCACTTATTGATACAGGCCAGTTAGAAAACTCTTTTGGATATGAGGTGATCAAATGATTAACCCTATTGTCCAATTTCCAGTAGTTAATGGTCCTATTGTAGGAGCAGGCACACGTAACCTTACACACACGAATACAGCCCCACAAGCTCGTTATACGGTGCAAGGCTGGGCACAGCCTATGCTTATGCTTATTAATAGCGTAAGGGTAAAAGAAGGCGATGCAGTAACGATTTCTCGCGAATTTAAAACTCAAGGATTTTTAACTCCTGAAAAAGGCCAAAAACTTGAGTTAAAGTGGGAAGGTGAGCGTTCTTGGAGACACTATAATCTTTTCTGCGTTACTGACCCAAATCTTCAAAATAACGATCAAGTTATTATCAATTCCATGCCTTATCGCGTAATGCATAAATGGCAATGGCAGAATTTCGGGTACTATAAATACAAATTGGTGGAGGATTATACAAGTGCCACCGAAACCTGAAATTATTACTGTTTTAGTTAAGCTGATTAGGGATCAGCTTGGTTTAGATAACAATCATGTTGTTACCTATAATCAACGAATTCCTATACCGCCTGATGATGGCATTTTTGTAGCCATTGGTATTGTAGCTGAAAATCTATATGCCAATAGCGTATCATATGAAGTAGATTATGTTCCTAATCCAGAATTGAATCAGCCAGAACTTGAAGTGTTTAATGAGGTACAAACTCAAAACACCCAAGAGGTTTATTCTATTCAGATTATGTCGAGAAACAATGATGCTCGTGCTCGTAGGCATGAGATTATGTTTGCTTTAAATTCTACTCAATCTGAACAAATACAGGAGAAATACGGATTTAAAATAGCTAACCAACCCAGAACATACAATGACGTATCTATGGGCGAAGGAGCTTCTCGTTTAAATCGGTATGCCTTCACCCTTAATGTTCTTTCATCGTATGGACGTACAGTTCCTGTTGACTATTACGATCAATATCAAGGCATAGAAATAATCCCAAACATTTAATCGTTTAAATTATGTCATTATCAATAAATAACTTCGTCAACTTCACGGTGTCAGCACCGGGTGCAGGAGTACCTGCATATAATGTAAACTCTTTAGGTATTTTAACTAAAGAAACACCAAGTCAAAATTATGGTCATGGTGCTATATTAACAGCAACGGTATCAGGTGGTGCTGTTAATGGAGTTACCATAACTGCTGCTGGTAGCAATTATACTACAGTTCCATCAGTATATTTTACTGGCGGTACTGCTGCTACAAACCAAACAATAGTTCTTCCTGTTGTAACAGTAACCATTTCTGGTGGTTCAATTAATACTGTTACAATCGTAAGCGGTGGTTCTGGATATGCTACAGCACCAACTGCTGTTGTTGGAAGCACAATTGGTTATTATATAAATGCTTTAGCAGTTGCTGCTGATTTCGGTACAAATTCCGAAACATATAACATGGCTGAAGAGGTATTTGCTCAAACACCTAATATTATTTCAGGTGGTGGACAACTTCTCATTTACCCAATGACAAGTGTTGATACATTATCAACAGCATTAGTTGCATTTACACAATTAACTTATGTTGGCGGTGTATGTTGGGCAGGCTATCAACCATCTACATCAGAAATCTTAGCTGCTGCCACATTAGTTCAATCAGCAACTACTCCTTATCTTTTATTTGCTCCAACAAGCAATATTTCAGATTTATACGCTGGTGGTACTTGCTATCAAATTCAGCAATCAACATTACAACAAACAAGAAACTTGCTTTATACATTAAGCGCACAAGGTGCTCGTTATTTTGCAGCAGCTTATGCTTCTCGTCTATTATCAACCAATTTCTATGGTTCAAATACGACGATTACAATGAATCTAAAGCAGTTAACCGGTATTCAACCCGGAACTGGTTTTACTGTAGATGCTGGTATTACTCAAACAATCTATACACAATGTCAGACAGTTGGTGCTGATTTCTATACTTCAATTCAAGGTTTGCCTGAAACAGTATCAACCGGCGGTAACGGATATTCTGATAATGTTTACAATATGACTTGGTTGTTGGGTGCATTACAAATAGCTACCTTTAACTTCCTAGCTCAAACTCCTACCAAGATTCCACAAACAGAATCAGGCATGAGTTCATTAAAGGGTGCTATTGCTACAGTTTTAAACCAAGCAGTAACAAATAGTTTCTTAGCTCCGGGTGCATGGACTGCATCAACATTTGGTGATCCAGTATCATTAGTACAAAATATAGCTAACTTTGGTTACTACATTTATTCACAACCTGTTTCTCAACAAGTCCAATCACAACGCGCAACTCGTACAGCTCCATTGATTCAAATCGGTGTTAAATATGCTGGTGCGATCCAAAGCGTTAATGGAATCATCTACATTAATCCTTAATCTATAAACCATGAGTAATAGCATCTCCCTAAGTGGTAATGATACCATTATCCTTTCAGGTCGCCAGCTAACTGCTTTTGCAGATGGCGACATCGGAACCCTTACATTTCCTAATGAAACTGGTGTTTTAAAACCCGGCAAAAACGGAAATACCCTCATTGCTTACAGCGCAATGGGTAACTTAGTTGAAGGCACTCTTCGCATACTACGTGGTAGCGCAGATGATGCTTTTATCAATTCACTACAAATCTTATTTTTTCAAGATCCTCCAACCTTTCCTCTCATTACTTTACAACTTGTAAAACGTATCGGTGATGGTCAGGGCAATGTTAAAAGCGATGTTTATCTTTGTACTGGTGGCGTTCCAACAATGATCCCAGAAGTAAAAAGCAACATCGAAGGTGAAACCGATCAAGGCGTAACGATTTGGAAATTTAAATTCGCAGTAGGTCAACGTAGCATCTCATAATAGCCATGAAAGACATCCCCCTGTCTAGTGGTTCCGTTCTTGGATTTCAAATAGCTCCATTTGAGGACGGAATGAAATTAACTAACGTAGTCTTTAAGGAACTTATTGGAGTTCCATTTGGGCAAGGAACTGGGTTTGATCTCAGTTCCCTGTTTCAGATGGATGCTTCAAATATTAAAGACATCGTTCTTAAAGTCGGCACATCCGAACAAGTACAAGAGGCCATCAAGAAATGTATGTTTTCTTGCACTTACAAGGGTGTTAAAGATTTTAACGCTACAAGAATAACCAATCTAACTTTTGAACCTGAACATAATCGCGGTGATTATTTTCTTGTAGCTTGGGAGGTGGCTACTTTAAACATAGTCCCTTTTTTCGCGAACCTCGTATCAAAGTCATCAATCCCCAGCGGGATCATAACTGGAAACGAGCAAAAGTAATAGATACGTTAGAGCCACAAGTCAGGATAGCTTTACAGTTAA